ACAGGCCACAACAGACCCACTTTCATATGCGTTTCCGCCACTAGCGGCAGTTAAGCGCATGGGGATGTTTGGGCAAACCCTTATGCGTCCTGCGGAGCAAGCTATTGTTGGTGGAGGAGGAGAAGCTGGTGGTATGGCTGGTGAATATGCTGGCGGAAAATTTGATATGCCAGGTACAGGCCGCGTTGTTGGTGGTTTGCTAGGTGGTGGTCTTGCAGGCTACGGCACTGGTACTGTGCTTAAAGCAGTTCCATTAGGTGGTAAAGCCTATGATTTAGCAAAAAGTCAATGGGATAAAGTTAGAGGAACAGACCCTGAAGACACGCTACTTAGAGATGTAAACAACCGCATCAACAATATTTTTGTTGCTGCTGGTGCTGCTGACCCTAACTTTATGAAAACACTGACCGACGCTGCTAAAGCGCAGGAAGGTGTTTTCCTTAAAGCACCAGGTGGTGTTGAACTAAAAATGCCAATATCGGCCATGCTTGCTGATAATCCGGTTATCAACAACTTCATCCAGAATTTATCGGCGCGTGACCCTGTATTTCGTGCCCAGTACGGAGCGCAATACGAATCGGCCAAACAAGCGTTGGCTGCAAACCAGATGCGCCTATTTGGCGATCCTACAAAAGTAAGTGTTACTGCTGTTGGAACAGACTTATCTAAGGCGCAAGTTCGTCGCGTTCGTTCGTTGGACGAGCAGATAGCTGATGTCTACAAAGACCAATCAATTGATCCAAATATGTTTGGTCAACGTGTAGCTAACTTAGTAGAGAAAAAAGAAAAAGCAGCTTATGCTGAAGTCAAACCTCTGTACACAGAAGCGTTTGATATTGCCAAAGCCAAAAATTTGGAACTACCAGCCGAATCAGTTGATGACATTTACAATTTTGTTGTTAGTGAACGCGCATCTGACGTTTTTAAAACATTCCCATCTATTTATAACCGAGTTCAGTCTAGATTTAAGCCATCTACTGTTGAGCCAAGCGCTATCTTGACTGCTGAAGGCAAACCAATGACGCCAGGTGGCGTGCAGTTTAACGCCGCCACAATTGAAGATTTGGATTCTCTTAAACGCGAGATTAATCGACAATTAAGCAAGACTGATGTTCCAAGTGAAATTCGTTTGCTTTCAGAATTGAAACAACGTGTTGGTGGACATATTGACAACCTTGAACCTGATTTCGTAGCAGCGTATCGCAATGCTGATAAAGCATATTTGCAAAAAATTGGCTTGCCTTTTGATGCGGCTACCTTACGCGCAGTTGATCGTAAAAAGTTTGTTGAACAAATAGCACCAGCAATCATTGGAAACAAGTCCAATGTTTCTGAGTTTGTTGCGGCTACTGGCCCCGAAGGATTGCAGTTAGCACGATCTGCTTTCTTAGATAGCTTTACCAATGCTGCGCTCAAGAATGATGTTTTAGACCCCAAAGCTGCGGCTAAGTGGCTCAAGAAAAATGAAGGCGGTGTATCTTTGGTGCCTGGATTGCGCGATGAGTTGCAATCCGCTACTACTGATGTTCAACAGTTGCTGGCCGAGCGTACACGCCTTAATGCCGACTTTAAGCGTGTTGCTGGAGATCAGATCATCAGCGCACAAGGAGTTAGTAGTCCACAAGATTTGGTTTCTAAGATGTATGGTGATGTCAAGTTCACCAACAAATTCATGCAACAGTACGGAGCCAATAAAGATTCTGTTAATGCGGTTCGGTCATTTATGCTTGATGATCTAGTTAACGCAACAGACCCAATTGCTCTTTTAGCTGACCGTAATAAAGCGGCTGTATTCAACCGCGTATTTGGCCCTACCTACGCGCAAAAGGTGCAGGACTTCGTGACGGTTTCTGATCGAATTACACGCGACCTGAGTAACGTATCATTTAAAGGTGAAACAGTACCTAAAACTGGTTTTGAAATGATGACTGGATTACCTCCAGAACAAGTTCTTTCTAGGATATTTAACCCTGTATCTGGTGCCACTTACGCCATGACTTCGTTGTTTAGCAAGTTCTGGGCGAAAAAAGCGTCCGAGTCTACTGAGGCAAAACTTAAAGAATTGCTGCTTAACCCTAGCGATGCAGTTAAGGTTTTTCAAGCTGTGCAACCGCGTGTCTCTGGACTTGACCAAAAGAAGATTCAAGACGCCATTGAAGTCGGTAGAAAATATGGCATCCAATGGGTGGCAGATGCTGCCAATGACATCACTTCAGGTGCTGCGCGTGGTGCAGTGCAACAATCTCAACAACAGGAATAACCCATGCTAACCATCCTCTCAACCCTGATCTCTTTCCTGATGGGCGGCTTGCCTAAGTTGCTGGACTTCTTCCAGGACCGCAACGACAAGAAGCACGAGCTGGCGTTAGCTGCCATGCAGATTGAACGCGAGCTAGAGCTGCGCAAGGCAGGGTTTGAGGCTCAGGAACGGGTTGAGCAGATACACAGCGCACAGCTTGAGATGGAGACTAAGGCTAAGTCTGAGGAGAACTTAGTAAGCGCGCAGGTGGCTGAGATGAACGCCATCTACAAGCATGACGAAAGCCTTGGTGAGGGAACATCACAATGGATAAAGGACTTACGAGCTGGCACCCGTTCTTTCATCACTATGGGATTCTTTTTCCTGCTTTGCTTTGTTGACATAGGTATGTTTGTCTATGGATACAACAATGGCGTGGCATTCCCTGCGCTGGCTGATAAGCTATGGGATAGCAATACTCAAGCATTGTTTGCTTCTATAGTAGCGTTCCATTTTGGTGGCCGAGCCTTTGGAAAATGATCTGGACTCTTGTCTTAGTGACAGGTATAAACATGAACTCAATCCTGGTCATTGGATATTTTGAGTATGAGGCTGCCTGCCAAAAGGCGGCTAAAGAGTGGCGTGACCTGGGCTACAAAGTGGGGTGCGTTCAGACGCAAAAAAAATGAAAGTCTCTGCCAAAGCACTTAAAGCAATTAAGCATCACGAGGGCACCAGGCAGCGTCCTTATCGGTGCAGTGCTTTGCTGCACACAATTGGAGTTGGTCATGTTTTGTATCCAGCCCAAGGTAAACTTCCAATTGACCAGCGCATGGGATTTTTACTAAGGCCAGAGGATGACCGGCTATGGAGCATGGAGGAAGTAGATGGAATTCTTGCATCAGACCTTAGGCGTTTTGAACTTGGAGTGGAGAAGTTCTGTCCCGTCACTCTTACCCAAGGCCAATTTGATTCTTTGGTATCTTTTAGCTTCAACTGTGGTCTGGGAACACTACAGCGCAGCACCCTCCGTCAAAAGGTTCTTCGCAACGATATGGAAGGCGCTGCGGAAGAACTCTTGAAATACTGCATGGTTGGCGGTAAGCCACTCAAGGGTTTGCAGAATCGACGTAGAGATGAACGCGCCTTATTTCTATCATAGCGTCCTTTAGATCACCTCGCAGTTGCTCAATAGCATCCTGTTGGGCTTGCATACGCAGGTAAGCATCAACAGCAAATTTCGCTAAGGTTTCGTGGTTCCACGCGGCGAAGTTCGGCAGGTCTGTCATTTGTTTTCTTTGGTCTTGGTTTAGGACAATCTTCTGGTGGCACTACGGCGCACCATACGGCTTGTGGCGGCAGTTGCTGCTTGGCCTCTAGCCACCTATCTATGTAAGTATCAGGCATATTTTGCAGCGCAGCATAAATCGTGTCATGTCTTTTTTCCAGCCGTTCAGATATTTCTTTTGTTGTCAGGCCATCTTGGTACTGGTGCAGTAGCTGCCTAATTTTTGGGTGACTCGGTTTCATACACCCCGCCTTTTAATATTTAGATGGTCATAGGCACCAGGTCGTGGCGTGTTCATGCTGGGAGGCTGGTATACGGGCCTTTCCCAAATGCTTAACGTGGAAGGTAAGGCTTCGTTTTCGGCACGATAACGTGGTGTCCAAGGCTCGGTAAGATTAAGATCTTTGCGGTGCGTTTCATTGCGATTTTGCGGTACAAATGTCATTTGTTCTCCTGTGGTGGTGTGCAAGTGTGGATAACGGTAAGGTCTGCTGTGCGCTTACCGCAGCGGGGGCAAAAGTTATGCTCCTGCGCTGGCTGTGCCAAGGCTTCTTTAATGGCGGTGATGGCGTTGTCAATATCTGCTCTAAATCCTGGCAAATCTTCCAATACCTTCAATGCCAGCTTCAATGCTTCACGTTCCATGCTGTCTAGCTTGTCCTGCGCCGCTGCCTTTTTGCTTTCGTAGCCTGTCATCACTTCCCCCAAAAAGCTAAACAGATCACAAACACACCAAGCACCAAAGCTATGAGTGCAATTAATGCTTTAAACGTGTCGGCAACATCTTCAATCGGGTCGCCTAACTGTGCATCGTTATACCCGTTGGAATAGGCATCATTGATCTCCTTAATGCGCTGCTTGCGTACCGGACAGTCAGGGCCATTAGTGCATTTTCCATAATCACAACAGGTATTCATTTGGCACGCTCCTTAATCATGGCCTCTGCCATCTTGTATGCTTCTCTTGCAAGTTCATCATCGGGCGGTGCGTATTTGCCTGATGTCGCCGCATAAGAAAGTAAGCCTTGCATAGCCAACCCCGCAAAGTGGTCACGCAAGGTCAGGCTTTCTAAATGGCCGCCGGTCTTGATGTGCCATTCGGAGTAATCTTTTGCTATCTCTTGGTTGTCTTTCATTTGTACTCTCCTAAACGTGTATTCAGGCGCTCTATGCGGGTCATATTCATATCGAGCACTGCCTTCGCGTACTCAACTGCGGCCTCTGCCTCCAGCCTATCGAGATGCGCATCAGACAAAGCTCGCTGGATCACCTCGGCTGGCGTCAAGTCTCGGTAGTAGTCCTTCAAAAACTTAAAAAATTTCATAATTTGTCCTTAAAAAGGGATTTCGTCCCAGGTCCAATACTCACAGCCAACCGTGCCGTGAATCCAATCCTCTGGCGGTCTTGCCTTAAATTGTTGGCAATTTCCATTGTTAAATTTGTTGCAATGCATACAAGACTCTTTAATATTTTCAAGTTTCAGTAGCTGTTGTTTCAAGTGATTCTTGATTGCGTTTAGTTCGATTAAATTCATAGTGCGTGATCTCCGTAAATTTGCCGTTTTGGCGCGTTGCAATTTGGATGGGCTCAATAATTTGATAGTCTTGGAGCCAATTTAGTATTCTTTCTACACTAGTTGGGTAATGCACTGGCTCACGTTTAAGCCACCAGCTTTCTGCTTTTTGCCTGGCGTAACCCGTATGGTTAAAGCACACCCATTCGCTGGCCACTCGCATAAACCCGTCGTAATAATCAACCCTCACACTGTCTGGCTTACCCTCTTTGCGGTGCAGCTT